AGGATGTAGGAATTTCGGACGCGGGTTCAACTCCCGCCAGCTCCACCAAATAAAACAAGGGGTTACGTGAAAGCGTAGCCCCTTTTTTTATGGCAGTGGCGGCAAAATGGCGACAGCGTTTTGGTTGTGGCGACAGCAGGCATAAAAAAACCCGCCTTAGCGGGTTAGTATGCAAATTGTTCCTGCATGCCTTTTGGGTGAGGTGGGGCTGCGCTGATTTTTTGAGGGCGGCACACTGAGCGAACAAATGTTTCATGCGTTACGAATGTATGACCGCACTCAATATTAGTGCACTGGTTATAGCGTTCCTTAGTTTCGCTGGACACCTGAAAACTGCTGCGGGTATGTGCTGCCAGTCCGCACAATGGGCAATTCATCATTATAGTTCCCCCTCACCTTTGCCAATATCGCAATAATGATACACCATTATTCAATAATGAGAACCAATCATTCCATTTCGAGATCGTCTATTTTCACTTCAAGCTCAAGGCTGGTAACAAAGCCGTTATCCGGGCCGATAGTGTGGGTCAGCGTGGTTATGGTCCATTCCGCATCATCTATCGGCTGTTTAAAGCCGCTGACCTTTACCGGCATTTCCGTATAGAGATCGGCCCGGCCTTCTGCGAGCTGCAACGAGAATGACGCCACCCCGCGCTGCAGCCGTTCCCATTGCATCTTTGCCGCCCGTTCAGCATTAGCCCTGTTTGCGTAGGTCCGGTTAAGTACCAGCACATTTTCATCTGTCCCCACCAGGTAGTCCCCCTGCTTAGCCTCCGGCTGCTTTGGTTTTGTGGTTTTCTTCCGGCGGCGGCGCTTAACTTTCGTCACTTCTTTTTTCTTTGGCTCCCGGGTATGCAGCCAGCTGGCAATAACCCCGGTATAAGCGCCACGGTCTGCCAGAGTAAAGCGGTGCCCGTCACCGTCCTTTCGCGTGATGGTCACTACCGGCAACGGCTTGCCGCTTGCCGTTCGCCCCTGGCCCTGCCGGATAAACAGCAGGTTGCCATCTTTGACGGATGCTATAGCCCCGTACTGGCGCGCCAGTTTCATCAGAAAACTCGCGTCGCTTTCGTTTGTCTGGTCCAGGTGATCCAGCGGCCGGTCAGCCAGGTCCTGCCCGATAGCCATTTTCAGGTTGTGGCGGGCCGCGATTTCCCTGACTACCTCCCCCACGGTTGTCTGATGCCAGGACTTTTCACGGCGGATACAGAAACGCCTGCAGGAGCTTAATGACTGGCTTGGTGATGAAGTGATCCGATTCGAGCAATACTCGTTAGGAATCGAAAACTAAAGATAAGGCGCTTTCACAAGCGCCTTATCTTATTTCAATCAATACTATCCAAACGACTAACATTCATCTGATTAAGAAAATCTCTGTTAAAACCGAAATGATGCCATCTGCTGGTATTACGCTGAGCCTCACCTTCTGTCAGTTTTTGAGCCAAGATTTTACTATCATTGATCCCTGTAATAGCTGCAATATTCTTGAACCCTCTATGCTGAATTGCCCTAGTAAATAAAGGATACTTTTCATAGTGCCCCGAATATAGCAACATTTGCGGATACCAAAAAACTCCCTGATTAATAAAGGAAATCATAAGAGCTACAAGATCAGCCTGTTTCAAATCCTCAAAAGAAATATCATCTCTAGTTGCGCTTTGCTTTACTAACTCAGCAACAGGGGAATGTAATCGATAGTTTTCAGGAGACAATTTACTTTGAAGGAAATCAGAATTTAAATAAAACTCACTGTAATTAGCAAACTCCATTCCCGGGCTAGTTATGTGTGCGGGAAGCAGATAGGAGGTATGTAGTAATGTATGTACATGTTTAAAGGATTCTATTTTTATTAAAGCCGACAAAACATATAAAAACGTTTCATAAGCAAAAATTTGATGTGGCAAAAACCATATATCATTCCATGAACTTACATTTTTTGGGCGACTTTTAATCGCTAATAGTACTTCCATAAACTGCAGCAGTGCTTTAGGAAAATCTTCACCCTGTGTATCACCCTCGAGTAGAACCCAATCTGTAATGGCGTCTCTCACAGGAATAAGTTCCTTATGAATTTGCAAAACTTCAGCAGCAAAATCATTTGCAGTTGGTTGTGTTACTACCTGAAGGGAGACACAGTGGTTACGGCAAACATCTAAAAATTGTCTTCTACACTCTTTGATATTTTGTTTTTGATTAATTACAGCTGATTTTAAAGTTTGAAATTTTGCGTTAATTTCATATGTAGGCGTTGAAGCATCCTGCTCTAAATAAACAGGAGGTTTACCTAACGGTGGCTTAGTAAACTCTGGCTTACCATAAAGCAGTCTAATTAATCTTTCCCAGTTATCATTTTCTTTCTCTGGTGTAGAGAAATCAATATAGATACGTGACTTCAAAAAGGTCGGAGTATATGGCTCTCCGTTGTCATTATACTCAAATATCAATGGAATAAATTTCGATTGCGACACAGAAGCATATATTTCTTGAGAAATTATCATTGATTCAACGCCGACACCATCTTTTCTTAAGTCGGCTTTTTCAGAGTATTTCTTATCACAAATAACTAAAACATGTGTAACTGTTTTATCTTGTACCATTCTTTCCATGTAATGGTACTTATCATCCCCTTCTTTTAAATCATAAATATCAATTACACTTTCAACTCCATCAGCTGCTAATCGTTCCGCAATATCTTTGATATGTTGCTGATGAGTTTTACTGGACCAACTATAGGATATGAATACTTTCGGCTGGATCATCCTCTGGCTCCCTTTGGTTCGACGCTAGATTTATATGACAAATATCTTCTCAAGTCTAGGTGTATACCAGTAGCGCGCGCTCGTATCCCCGCCACGCCTGCCCGCTTTATGAAGTGGTTTTCATGCAGGTGCATGACATAAGCAAAGGCCCGCCAGAACTGGCGGGCCTGCGTTAAAATGATCCTCAAACGATCATGCGATTTCATGCGGCATAGTCATGCACTGCCGGAGTTTTCTTTCTTCACCGGTTCAGGTGTGGAAAAATCTTCGAAGGATTTATAGGTTTCTGTATCAAAAATTGAAATACTCTCAACCTGTTCCATAGGGATTACATGCCTAAAATGCTTAAAATTCAATGGCGATGAATCTGCTGTAATGTTCTTGCTGAGGTATAGCTCATAGTAACGATGCTGCTCATGGTAGCGCAGCGTATCTTTATCCCGATATCCACTAATGTATGGTATGAGAGCCAGGTGCTGAGTTTCCTGATGCTCCATCCGGGGGGCAGCAACGTAACCAATATAAACTTTTCTGGACTTAAGAGTGACAAAGATAAGTTTACCTTCGTCTATGGCTTGCACAAGCAGGGACTCGATCCCATCCTGAGCAGCCATCTCACGATATGCAGCCTGTCTTATTTCTTCATTTTCAAGTGCCTTACGTGCATTGTTGCCTTGGTCATAAGCAATAAACACGGCGAGAACCATAGACAAAACAAAGAATAGCGGATAAGACATTACCTTTATATCTGTAAGCCATGAATAAAAATCCGCATGGAACTTAGGCCATAGGAAGCCGAAGATATTGATAACTGTGCTTACGATTAACAGAGCAATGAAGGTAATTGCCACCAGAGTAAAGCCCTGGATGGCAAACTTGCAGCCATGCATGGCTACATAAAAATATGAATTCCAACCGTTACTTCTTGCTTGCCGGATGCGGGACTGGTAGTGATTTTCCGTGTACCAGAACCCGCAAACCAAGACGACCATGATAACTAAAGGCCCCATTCCTCATCCTTGTCGTTTAGCAGCCAACTCTTCCATTCTGGCACGCATTGATTCTCGCACCTGTTTATTATTCATGTTTAAAGTCGCAGCACCGTTAGCATCTGTAATAATTTTACTATTATCAGACTGTTGCACGTCCTGACGTATAACATCCTGCATAAGTCTACCGGGAGCCGAGAGAACTTTACGAAGAAGTCCAGACATAATACCTCCTAATGCCTCAAACGCCACAGAGTGTGGCGCGTGGAGTTTGGTACCATCTAATTATAAGACAACAAAAATATGAAACTATTCTAAGAGTGCTACGTATTAACCTATTTGCATGTCGATCTCAATCAATTTATCCACTGCTAACGCCTCGTATGCTCGTTGTTCAACCTCGCGGATGGCAGAACAATCTTCCGACACCCGCAACGTTCGCTAGTGTAGCCAGCTGTCGTCTTCCCAGACCTGCCGCACTATTTCCATCACCCGCTTTTTGTCTTCATCCAGTTTTAACCCGCTCAGCTCAACGCCGTTGGCACTGCCCTTGCGGATACGAATTGCTGTTCTGGGATACAGAGGGCGCAGATTACGGTAAAGCTCGGATTCAAGTGAGTCCAGTGTGGCCTGACCAATCTTCTGCTCTTTATCGATCATTAATTCAATACGCATAGATTTTCCCCTAACAGGTAACGTCCATAGTCCGGCTGTATTCATGGTTGCGAATTTTCGCCATCAGCTCGTCAGTCAGCTCAGAAACCCACTGGATAGCCAGCCGCTTTTCTTCTTCGCTGCACTCGCTTGCCGCTACCAGTTTTATGAAAAAATCAATGCGCTGAAGTTTCAATGACTCCAAAAGATAATCCTGCATTTTCCCTCCTATTACGGCCACTTACATCGGGTAACTGTATGTATATCCACTGTTTATATATACAGTATAGTACCGATTTCTAAATGTAAAACGCTTTTTTGGACTTCAATAAGAAAGCCCTGATATGAGTCAAAAACAGGAAATATTTTCGATTTGTCAGTAATACAGACGCCACTTGTCATCCTCACGCAGCCGCCCGTTCTGGTAAAAGACGCGCAGCCCACCTCCTGACGGCAAGCTGCCGCCGCGTAAAAGTAAATTCACCTCGTACTCACTGCCATCGAATCCTCTGGACCGCAGTTCAAACTCCAGCTGCAGGCGCTGCTGCTCCGAAATATCCTGCTTGTAAGCCTTTTTCCGTTTCGGTTTTACAAGCCTGACCCGGGCAACCAGCTCCCGCCGTTCCTTTTTGCCCATGCCATGCAGATAGTCCTTCAGCGCTTTTTCATCCATGGACGTAATATCCGGTACTTCACCCCCTGTCTGGTTCAAATTTTCAACAGGGGGACAGTTATTGCCACGAGTCCAAGGGGCGCTAGCGCCCTGGTCGGCTGTCGCCTCCTGAAGGTCAACGGCTTTCCGAACCATTTTCCACTTCACTGCATGAGTGCAGATCCGGCCCTCAATGATCGGAGACCAGATGCCATAAATACGGACACCATGATCGCCGTAGGCGCTCGGCTCCTCGTTGAGCTCGTAGGCAGTCCTGACAAGGTGATGTTTACGGGGAACAAGGACGCCGCCCTGCTTCATAATGTAGGTGGCAAAACAGCCAGCATCAGCTGCGGCCAGTACAGCATCCAGACGCGGGTTTTCCAGTACCGGCGCGCCTGCCTTCTTGTCACCCTGGACCCTGGCAGCCTGTCCGGCCAGAAGGCGCAGCTCGCGGTACGCCTGGCGGCCAGGGATACCAAAGAAGCGGAATTGCTGGACACGGTGCAGCGAAGCCCAGGCGTTCACGTTCTCAGCGTTATCGCGCAGTGATCTGCCCGTTTCTTTACTGATTTCCTGCGCCAGCCCGCGCCCGTCGATGTTTTTACTGATGTATTTGGCGATATAGCTGGTCGGGGTGCCCTTGCGCGGGTTGATAAGCTCAGACTTGAATCGCGGCCCGGTATTGGCGCCCAGCTCCTCCCGATCCTCACGAATGGCGAATTTACGCAGCAGCGCAGTGATGGATTTGCGGTCTTTTTTGCGCATGAAGCACAGCAGGTGCCAGTGCACGGTGCCGTCATGGTGTGGTTCAGCAACGCGGACGCCATACCAGCGCAGCCCGGCTTTGTGCATCGCCTTACGGAAGGCGGCGAACATATTCACCAGGTAATCACTGCTCTGCCGGACCGTGGCACTGGTCCATTTCGGGTTTGGCCTGCCGTTGTTAAGCGTCGCATGAAAGCGTGACGGGCAGGTGATGGTATAGAACACGGCGCATTCACCACGCATTTCTGCGATCAGCTCCAGCCCCTTAACGCAGGCCATCATTTCATTGCGCCGGTGCGCCGGATTGCTGCTGCTGGCGTTTACCACTTCTTCCATATCCAGCGTGTCACCTTCGGCGTTAACCAGCTCATGCGAGCGGAAAAACTCCAGGGATTTGCGGCGCTGTTCGCGTTTGTGGATCACGGCCTCATAGCTGACATATGGGGAGGCCTTTTTGTTAACCAGGCAGACGGCGCGCAGCTGTTCTTCCCGCCATTCACAGCGCATCTGCCACAGCTTGCGATACCACCAGTCCGCGCAAAGCATACGGGCAAGTGAGCCCGGAATAAGCTCGTAGGGGACCGGGTTACGGCGGTGCTTTTTACGGCGCAGTTGCTCGAAAGCAGGCGGGATAACATCGAGGCGCATGGCCTCAGCGGCCACCCTTTCCCATGACCGGCGGATTTCTTCCGGCGTAACGTCTTCATCCGTAAACAGTTCACCGCAGGCAGCATCCAGACACATGCTCATGTGCGCCGCCACCAGGGTAGATAACCGCTTAACCTGCTCCTGGTTCATTTCGGGCAGGACCAGTAAGCCCTCCAGCCCGTCATGGCTCGCCATAAAACGGAATGAAGCAGAAATCTGGCTGGTACGCACGCGCTCCAGGCGTTCAAGGCACGGCCTGATGGTTTCACGCAGATAGCGGGAATATGCCTTTGGCTTGCCCAGGCCCTCAAAATATTTAATCCGTTCAAGCAGCGGCTTACTGATATGCGCCGGTTGGGCGCTCACGTCAGCAACGATGACCAGATCGGGATTAAATTGCTGCTGTTCGCGGGCCATTTTGGCGCGGCTTATCAGCTGGTCCTGCTCCATTTCACGCTGAACAGGATCGCGGGATTCATTGTAGAAATAGCGTTCCCAGACCTCATTATTCAGGGCCTCGCGGCGTAGCTGCTCCTGCTCGTTATCTGCAGCATAGAGAGAAATCAGGTTTGAAAGCGCAGACTCCGGCGCTACTTCCGCCGGGTCCATGTAGGGATTTAGTGCTTTTCTCGGGCCGTTCCATGGGAAAGCCCCAGCGGCCACGGTCGGGCCGCCTTTGTCTTTTATTAATTCAGGCATCAGTGACTGGCTCCGAAGCTCACACCGCGCCTCGGGTGTAATGCTTCCCTTTCAGCTCAACGATTTCCTGGCATGTTACGCAGCACTGCACCCCGGGAAGGGCACGGCGGCGCGCTGGAGGGATCGGTGCATCGCATTCGATGCAAAGCACACGGGAAACGCCCGGCGCTCTGTTGCGGGCATTGTGGATGTGGCGCTGCAGCTGTTCTTCAACACGCTGCTGTACGAGGTCCATAGAGTCAGCCATTAGTGCAGCTCCTGTGATTCGTTTTCGTAGCGGATTGCTTCGCGGCGCAGCAGTTCAGCCGCTTCAATACCGTTTAACCCTTTGTTGGTGATATGGGTTGCCAGCGCCTCAAGACGGATTGAAACTGCGAGCGCGCGCCCTTTGCGCTCCTCGCGTTTGGCAATATCGATCACCGCCATAAGCTGGTCGGTTTCGGGTACAAACATTTTTGGTAATTCGTTCTGCATTGTTCTTTCTCCTGAATTTGGGCAAAAGAATGCCCGGCGGGTTTACGCCATTAATTTCTGTTGTGGGTTAATTCGGCATGGTTAACCGTTTGGGAAATAAGCTCACCACTGCACGAAAATGATTCATTGCTTTAACCAGTTCCCGCTTTTCGTCAGTAGTCAGATCACTAATATTGACGCCGTGACGTTCTGCCGGAATTTTTGCCATAAAGAATATGGCTGCCAGTGCGCGCTCATTTTGCTTATGGTTTATATCGCGGCGGTCGCGCATATCTTTAATAAACCTTTCAAGCTCTGGCTCGATATTCAGACCAAACACATTTGCCCTTAATTCCGCTATTCGGTTCAGCCCTTCCATACGTTGACCCGGGCTTAATGGAACAGTCGCCGCAGCGCCTTCAATAGCCATGGTTTCCCCCGTTTGGTAGTGGTCAGCCCTGCCAGCAGTTCATCCTGAGAGCGGGACGGGTGCCAGCGCTTGCCATCTTTCCCGATAATCCAGCCATGGCCGCAGTGCATACCCTGGCTTTGTTTAACTAAAAGCGATGCGAATGAGGGTTCTTTATTAAGCATGAGCACCTCAGATCAAACCAAAAGACGCGCTGAGGCCCGTCACTGTATCAACAGCACTTGCCATTGCCGGGTTGAACTGCAGGCGCGCGTGCATGGAAACAGCTGTAAGTGCCATCAAGCGAGTGACAGAATTGATGCTTTCGATAACCTGCCGACGTTCCGTTGTTGTCTGGTGTTCGCCAGAAACAGCGCTTGCTGCAACACGACCAATCTCTGCTGTAGCATTCAAAACGTAATTAGGCATTTTCTCGCTGGCTACTTCGTTCAGCGGCACACATGGCAGGCAATGGATTTGCGCCAGAAACCCATCAACCAGCGTGGAGTCCTCGGTGATATCCGTCAGCAGCCAAATTTCCGGCGCCGTGAGTTGATGCGGTTGCTCCGGGTTCAGTTTGTTGCGCAGAGTCTGGACTTTCATGCCTGCGCGGTCGGCCAGCTTCGCCATATTGTGACGCAGTGCGAAAGCGCGGCAGGCATCATCAAAGTGTGGATGTTTGGAAATCTTATAATCAAACATGCGAGCCTCTTGGAAAGTTCTCATAATTGAACTTACTGACCAACAACAACGCGGAAGTTGGAATGACCAAGGGACTCACGAACCTGATCGGTTTTGTACATCAAGTAACGAAGACATACGCGCCCCTTATTTTTCTCCTTTTTGACCATGTACTTAGCCAATTGGCCATGGTGGATTTTTTGATAAACAGAGCCGCGAGAAATGCCTTCCCATTCCGCGAACTCTGCAGGTGTAGCCATCTCTTTTGGTACTCGAATTGAAATATCTATGCCCATAGTGCAGTATCTCTTAGTTTGTTTTCGTTCCATCTCGTTTTATGTGGTTTGGTTTTGCTTTTCAAACCATGAGTGGATATTAAGATCACTTTTTATATGCGTCAAGAGGTTTGATTATGAGTTTAATCAAGGCAGGGAATGATAGTGGTGGACGTGATGCAATCAATAGGCTTATTAGGGCCTACAATTTCAGCTCACGTCAGCAGCTCTGCGAACATTTGGACGTATCTAAAAGCACTATGGCTAACAGATACTTAAGAGATAGCTTTCCCGCTGAGTGGGTAATTCAATGCGCCCTAGAAACAGGAATTTCCCTTCTATGGCTGGCAACCGGCCAGGGGGATATGTATGCGAGTGAGAACGAAGAAAAGAATCTCAAAAACGAAACCTACGTCACGGTAAGACCACTTTCTAAAATCGTTGCTCCCAGTATCAAACATGCTGAGCTGAAGAATGGCGAGCTGCAGCCGTGCGATGAAATCCTTCTCGATAGCAGACTGCTGGAAGGTGAATCTTCCAACTCTCTTTTTGTAAAAACAGCTAGTGATAGTTTCATTGTGGATACGTCTGTGAAACAAATCAGCAATGGTTATTGGCTGGTAGACATCGACGGCGTTAAAAGCTTCGTTAAGATTGTCCGCATTCCTGGCAATAAAATTGTGGTTCATCAGGATGAAGCATCCTTTGAGTGCGCTGTAGATGATGTAGAGGTAGTTGGCCGCGCAGTAAAAGTCCTTAAGAGCATCTAACCATGACGATTAGAAAGCAGCCGAACGGAAAATGGTTGTGCGAGTGTTATCCAAACGGGCGTGACGGCAGACGCGTACGCAAGCAATTTGTGACAAAGGGCGAGGCTGTAGCATTCGAAACGTTCACCATGGATGAAGTGAACAAAAAGCCGTGGCTGGGTGAAAAAGAAGATCGACGTCGTTTGTCAGAACTGATTGAGCAGTGGCACTCTCTTTATGGCCAGACGCTCGCAGACCCCAAACGCCTGATGGCGAAACTGAACATTATCTGCAATGGGCTGGGCGATCCGGTTGCCTCTGAGTTAACCGCCGGTGACTTTACGAAATATCGTGAAGCACGGTTGAAAGGTGAAGTACGTAACGAAGAAGGCGCGCTAATGTCGCCAGTAAAACCACGCACGGTAAACCTTGAACAGCGTAACTTATCATCCGTTTTTGGCACCCTGAAAAAGCTGGGCCATTGGTCAGCTCCTAACCCACTAGCTGGGCTTCCAACATTCAAAATCGCAGAGGGGGAACTGGCGTTCCTTGCCCAAGACGAAATTAAACGCCTGCTTGAAGCCTGCGCTGACTCTCAAAGCTCCAGCCTGTTGATGATCACAAAAGTATGCCTGGCCACCGGCGCGCGGTGGAGTGAAGCCGAAAACCTGCAGGGCCATCAGTTATCGAAATACCGGATCACTTACACCAAAACCAAAGGCAAGAAAAACCGAACCGTACCGATATCTCAGGATCTGTATGACGAACTCCCCAAAAACAGAGGGAAGTTATTCACGCCATGCAGAAAAGCTTTTGAGCGTGCAGTAAAAAGAGCTGGCATCGACTTGCCTGAAGGCCAATGTACCCACGTGCTGCGCCATACCTTCGCAAGTTATTTCATGATGAATGGCGGTAATATACTTGTTCTTAAAGAAATTCTTGGCCATGCCGATATAAAGATGACTATGATCTACGCACATTTCTCACCAGATCATTTAGAAGATGCAGTTACCAAAAACCCGTTGAATATGATTAAATTATGAAAAATAAAATTATCACTTTAACTTTTTTATTATTACTATCTATAGTTGCAAATACTTTTACCATATATTATGGTTTTGAGATAGCGTTCTTAACGGTGGCAATAGCCTCACTATTTACAACAATAGGAATATTTTATTTTTACGGGTGGTTTGAGTTAAATGACAATAATTTATTTAAACAACCTTTATTTATAGCTTCTATCCTATTGCCCTTTTGCTATTTTATTTTGTTCGGTTGCTGGGCCTGGAGAGATCATAGTTTACAACTGTCAACCGCCGGATTTGCAAATTTCCTTAACATAAGTAAACTTCCACTGCTTTTATTAGCTTCGTCAGTGCCACTTGCTTCAATAGTAAATAATATTCATAGGACTATTCAAACTGAATCACAGATTCAATCAGCTAAAGTTAAAAACAATGCAGACGCTTATTACTCTCATTTAAAACTATTCATCGAAACGATTAGTTCATTCCCTACTTTAGTTCTTGAATACATCCCCACGCAGACTGATCGGACAAGACATGTGGCTGCTGAAGTGGCTAGCCATGCTTATATAGAATCAAGTGAAAAAGTGAATACTTATGAAGTAAAGATTGTATTTCCTCATAAGCTTTATAATAATTTATTTCAATCTTCACAAAATACGGGTGCAATTTATAGTCCTTCTGAAAAATTTACGCAAAAAATCATAAATGCCTGGAATGAACTTGATAAAGAAATTGTTGGTATCAAAAAGGGTGATTTGAAGTCAGAGATAGTATCTTTAATTTCTATTGATCTTAAAATTATCAAGCTTATGAACCTACTTAAAGTTAACACTATACAAAGGAAACACTCTTACATCTACAATCACAATAATGAATATGTATTTAATACCACCTATTTTTCAGAACCTGAAATCAAAGCTGTAGTTTATTGGCTTTATAACATCACATCCGATATTTACGATCTGGCTGGAAATAGTCAAATATTAGAAAACAAACACCAACGTCTGCTAAAATATTTACAGTCAGAAGAAAGAAGGTTCTCCAAAACCACTTTCCAGCAGACCAAGGAGGTTTATGCTAAGCCTCCTTATATGAACATTCTTGGCGGCAAAGTGGCGACAGAGCATTAAAAACGCATAAAATGGTCAAACACCAAATAACACTAAGGCTCTGTTTTTAAACGTAATACACTGTTTTCATTGTAATATAAATAGGATGTAGGAATTTCGGACGCGGGTTCAACTCCCGCCAGC